CAAAAGGAGTCATACTAAAGATAATATTATTTACTAAAGGACAATTAGTTTTTATATTATCTATAACATAACTTTTAAAATCTTCTGTATTATTAAATGATAATAATTTATCATTATTATAAAGTCTCATACCTGTATCTCCAGCTTGTAAATCTACTATAACGTGAGCGTAATTAATCATTTATTTAATTTTTATTACAAAGTTCAGGTTTATCACTGTAGGGACACCATTTGCAATTACTTTCGCCTACATTTTTAAGGTATAATTTTATTTGTGGTTTTCCAAACTCATCAAAACAATCTTGTACAAATGAATTAAAGTTATCTATTGCTTCTTTTCGTTTGATTTTTCCGCTTGCTGGTTTAAAAGATTGAACTCGGGGAATTGAGTATTCAGTGTTTTCATAGATTTTTCGCTTAACGATGAAGAATTCAACTTCGATTTGTTCAACGTCGTATCCATATTGTCTGGAGAAATATTCTTTGTAAAGTAAGATTTGAGCAGTTTTTTTACTGTCTTTTTTCTCGTAATCACTCCATCCACGAGTTGACGTTTTAATGTCATAAATATATATTTTATTTAATTCTTCATCATATAAAGCAAAATCAATAAATGCTTTGTAGTAGATATTGTTTGCTATTTTTAAAATTAAAGGTAATTCTATACCTAGTAATTTTACTTTTCGAATAGTAAATAATTTATTTCTATTCTTTTTAATCCAACTTAACATAGTAATACCATCATCAAAAAACTCACCCATTTCTCCCGCAGTAGTAAAATGATTACCTGCTGCTTTATACTCCTCAGCGTATACTTTTCTAAAGCGTTCTTGAAATAGAGCTTCTAAATCCATCTTATCCGCTGCTGCTCCACTAATATTATACATTGTAGTAATATATTCTTGAAGTGTTTCATGGAATGCTGTTCCAAATACAGTATGAATAGATGCTTGATATGGTTGTTTGTTCTCTACATAAGTAAGATACCACTGATGTGGACACTTAGCCCACATTGAGTATTGAGAATAAGATACAGTACGACTATATTGATAATTTATTTCTGGAAGTTGATGATTTTTAATCTTCAACTCAATTTCAGATAATTTTTTCTTGGCTGCCACTTATATATTCTTGTTTAATTTTTTCCAAATACAAGATAGCATCCATATGCTCTTGTTTTTCATTCTCAATCCCTTCTAGTAAAGATAAATCGTTACGATCTAAATCAACACCGTATTTTGCTTTACCTTTAAGTGATCTTTCTTTAAACTGTGTTATAATTGAAGTAACGATTGAATCTAATTTATCCATTGATTTGTAACATTATATATTCTATTTCTTCTTTAGAAAGCATATCAATATATTCTTTAGCTTCTTTTTTACTGATTTCAAAATATTGAGATATAGCTTCTACTTGCTCTACTTTATATTCCTTTTTATTTTTAGCTTTAATGTATTTAAGATACTTATATTGTTTAGGAATAAGATCTTTATATAGATTATAAAGATGTTCTCCTTTCATTATAAATGTATTTTTTTGTACTACATTAACCACTTCACAATAATCAGGATCCATTGAAAGTATTCTATTACACATCCAATTATTAAATGTATTTTTTTCTTCCTCAGGAATATCACACCAATTATCTTTAGTGGTAGTTATTCTTTTTATTATATTAAAAATAGTAGCAGCCATTTATTAAATTAATAATTTCTTGAATCGTCGTTATATTTGTTTTTAGCTTGTTCTTGTGCTCTACGATAATTTAGTTCTTCTTCTAAACTAGTAATCATTCCACTTAATGCTTGCATTCGTTCTGCAGCAGCATTAAGTTGAGCAGCCAATGCTTTTTTCTCTTCATTTAAATTAACTACATATTGCCTAAGTTGAACAATCTCTTGTTCCATTTGTTCTTGTTGTTCTTTTTTCATTTTATTTATTTTAAATATATTAAACATTATCTTGACTTCTTAATTGCATAGGTATAAATTGTTCATTTACATGACCGCATTTAGTACAGACAAACATAGAAATAGGAATAAGAGTATCCTGAGCTGTGCCTGTTACGAAACGAGATGCTTTTCGAAGCATAAATCCTTCTTGAAAAGTTTCATTACTACATTCATCACAGGCAATACCTGTTGTTTTATCTAATGTAATATTTACATTAAACTGTTGTTCCATTTGTATGTTTTTTATTTAGTTCATTAAGTTCTTTATTTAGTCTTTCTAGAAATTTTTCTTCACCATCATCACCGCTTAATAGCCAATCCACTCTATGTGCATAAATTTCTGCTCTTCTAAGTACGTCGACGGCTTCCTTAAACTTCTTAATCACTTCATCGGGGTATTCGTAGTGGTTGAGAGCCTCGGGAAATTCCTTGTAATAATCTGCTCCAAAATAAGGCTCCTCCGCTAATTCCTTTCTTGTTTTAGGTTTGCCGTTCTTTTCAATCCATTTCTCAATTTCATCAGCAATATACCCAATCTTATATTGATCGTAGTTAAAGCGTCCTCCACTCATTATATTACTTGTTTTTTAATTGTATCTAATATTCTGCTTATTGATGCCATAAAGTTTATTTCTTTATCAGGTACTACATTTGCTCTCCAGCTATATTCATCTAGTATAACTGATACTTGAGCATCGTTTCCATAGCTAAATTCGCTTAGGTTATCAAACATATATCTAAAAACTACTTGAAAATCGTCTACTTGTTCATCAGCTATAAGTTGACGAATATCATACCAAGCTTTATTATCTCGTTGTTTAAGTATTTCTATCAACTTTTTCATCCAATTAATATTCAATGAAATCCATTGGTATTTTCCATCTACAACGCCGGCTTGTAAGTTCTTAATTATAGAGCGTACATCAGGATAATACTCTTTAATTAGTAAAGCTACATCTTTAATATCATATTCAACGCCTTCAACATCAAGAATACTAGTACAAACATGTCTTGCAACATCACCCTTAGATGGAGGAGTTAGTTTATGAACTTCACAACGTGATTGAAGTGGTTCAATTAAGCGTTCAATATAATTACAAGTAAGAATAAAACGGTTAGTAATTGAATATTCTTCAATTAGATTTCTAAGTGCAGCTTGTGCTGGTTGGGTTAAGAAATCTACTTCATCTAGAATAACTACTTTAAGTGGTTTAAATGTAGATGTAGAAGCAAATGTTTTAACTTTATCTCTAATCATATCAATACCATTCTCATCACTAGCATTAATATAGAGATAATCACAATTTATATTTTTAACAATTAGTTTAGCAAGCGTTGTTTTGCCAACCCCAGCACACCCGGCTAAAATAAAATGGGGTATATCATTATCATCTATACATTTTTGTATTCTTTTTTTTAATTGGTTATTACCTATATATTCATCTAATGTTTGACTGCGGTAACGTTCAATCCAAAGAGAATGCTGTTTCATAAACTTTATTTAATTAAATTTACATTTCTAAATTTGCCATCCCAAAATCATCTGTCTTTTTCTTCTCAGATGGTTTGTCATGTATTACTGCTTCTGTCATTAGCAATGTAACTGCAGCTGCAGCTGCATTTTCAAGAGCACAGCGTACTACTTTAGTAGGATCAATAATACCTGATTTAAAAGCATTAACTGTTCTTTCTCCTATAATATCAGGTACAGCATTTTCTTCTTTTAAAACTGAAATCCATTCGTAATAGTCTTCACCAGCATTAGACAGGATTTTATTAAGCGGAGCAGAACATGCTTTGAATACTATTCTACCTCCTAATCCAAAATCGCTACTATCTCTATTACTAATAGCGTTTCTGCTATTGAATAATGCCATACCAGCACCAGCTACAATACCTTCTTCGAGTGCAGCTTTAGTTGCTTGAAGTGCATCGTCAATACGATCTTTTCTCTCTTTCATTTCAACTTCAGTACCTCCACCTACATTAATAATAGCTACACCACCAATCATTTTTGCTAAACGATCTTGTAAACGTTCAACTTCATAAGGTGAATTTGCATTATCGATTTGAGACTTTAATTCATCAACACGAGCGTCAATTTTTTCAGCTTCACCTTTACCATCTACAATAGTAGTAGTATCTTTACCTACAGTAATAGTTCTTGCTTTACCGAACCATTCCATGTTAAAGCGTTCTAATTTCATACCTTTTTGAGGTGAAATTACAGTACCACCAGTTACAACAGCAATATCTTCTAAAATTAATGTTCTACGTTCACCAAAGTCAGGTGCTTTAACAGCTACTACTTTCAATATACCTCTCATTTTATTTACAATGAGTGTTGAAAGTGCTTCACCATCAATATCTTCAGCAATAATAAGTAATGCTTTATTTTCTTGTGATACGCGTTCGAGTACAGGTAATAGATCTTTTACAGCACTTAAACGACCATCATACAATAAAATCAAAGCATCGTTGAGAACAGATTGCATTGTATTGTTATCTGTCACCATATATGGTGACTTATAACCACGATCAAATTGAAGTCCCTCTACTACTTCGAGTGATGTTTCACCGGAGCGTGACTCTTCAACAGTTACAATACCATCTCTTCCTACTTTATCAATAGCAGTAGCTACTAGCTCACCTATTTCTTCATCACCATTAGCCGATAATGTAGCAATTTGTTTAATTTGCTTTTCATCAGTAATATCTATTGATATTTCTTTTAATTCATTAATTACTGCTTTAACAGCTGCTTCAATACCATACTTTACTTGAGTAACATTAACTGATGGTTTTGATGTTGCTTCAAGTGCTTGATTAGCAATATTATAAGCCAACAACGTTGATGTTGTTGTGCCATCACCTGCTTGATCAACTGTTTTTTGTGCTGCTTGCTTAATTACAGTAGCACCCATATTTTCAATTGGATCTTCTAATGTAATTGTCTTGGAAACACTAACACCATCTTTAGTTGATACTATTTGTCCATGTTCTTTCTCAATCAATACATTACGTCCAAAAGGACCCATTGTTACAGTTACAGCATCATATACTTTTTTAATACCGTCCTGTAGTTTTTCTTTTGCTTCCCTATCAAATTTAATTATTTTACTCATTTATATTATTTTATATTTCCATTTATAACCAAAGGCTGTTTTTTGTTTACCTAAGCAACAAGCACTTATTCCGTTTAAATCTTTAGGATTATAAAATAAACATGCTTGCTTCGCTGTTTCCCATTCTTTTATAAAATTGTCTTGCAAATCATATTGAAGAACAATTTTACCAGATCTTTTTATTCCTTTTAAAGATTTAATTTTGTTTAATATATGCTGTTCGGTTTGTTTATATCCTTTTAAAGATTTACTAATATTTTGTTTATGTTCATTAGTACGAGGAGGTTTTGGTTTACCTTTTCCTCCACTATTTGGTTTAGGTTTTCTGTTTTTTAATCCTATTTTTTGTTTTGTTTCATTAGTTTGAAATGAAGGTCCTTTACTTTTAATACTACTATTTAAACCATTATTATATGAATCATATAATGAAATATAATATTCTTCTTTATAATTTTTATCATTACACTCTTCTAACACTTCCCATTTATGATTTTGCCATCCGTACTTTTTTAAAGAATCATACAATTTAGGTTGTGTTTTTACATCTTCTAATCTTTTATAGGTTTTCCAACGTTTCTCAATACTAGAAGATTGTCCAATATATACTTTTCCTTCAGGATTTGTTATTTTATATATTCCAGATATATTATTCATATCAATAAATATACACCAGATACAAGAAAGTAAAAACGGCTTTAATCTTCTATTACAGCAAATATATCTTGTTCTTTATATATAAGATATTCTTCACCTTTTATACTAATACGTTGTCCTCCAAAAGCAGGAAATGTAACTTGCTGTCCTACTTTTAATGTATTGGGAATTAAATTTCCATTTAGTCCTATCATTCCGGGCCCAATAGCTATTACTTCTCCCAACATAGCTTTTTCTTTTCCTAAATCAGGTACTACAATGTTTCCATACATTGTTTCAGTTTCATCTTGTTGTTTAATCACAATGTGATTATGTAATGGTTTTATTTTCATAATTTTTCTATTTCTTGTATCACTTTATTCCAATATATTGCATGAATACCTGACACTTCATTATCCAACGCATCCACCAATTCTTTTTTGGTGATAGAAATTCTCAATATATTTTTTGACCACATTTCAATGGTGTTCCATCACTATTGAAAACTTGAATTGTACCCTTGACCTTATTCATCGTTTTGTACACGTACCCATTTTCACAATGAATACTATAATCCCAATGCATACCTTCTTCGTATGGGTCTTTTTTGCTCTCACAATAAAGTCCTGCTGTGAACAATAATATTGTGAATATCACAAGAAACAAGAAAACAGACATGTCACTAAGAAATCTTTTCATAAGTTTTGTTTTAGTTTGGTTTATTCCCTTTTTGGTTTTAATTCACTGATTTTATCCTCTTTGGCGGCTACTATACCTCGACCAAACCATAATTGTTTTAGTTCGTGTTCTCTTTCTTTCACCATTTCTTTGGCTTGCATAATCTCATCTTTGCAATCATTCATAATTGCATTCTTGTATCTGGTCGGTAATTTAGAAATAAACCATTCTACTGCTGTTTGTTGTTTATTCTGTTCCATAGAATTGATTGTAAAAGTTTTCATCAGCATTGTCTACAAGACTAGAAGGTGGCATATACACACCATCATCAAATCCATAGTTGTAAGCATGCATCACCATATGCTTTTGAGTTTGTTTAGCTCTTTCATAAGCGTCTAACAATTTCATAGCAGTTTCTGTATCAACTGTATATGGTAGAATCTCTGGTAGTTGCTTCCAGAACCATTCAATGGCTCCTTCAAGAGGAGCATCTGTTGCATTTATTTTTTTCTGTGTCATAACATTTATTTATAAATTAAAGATACTGACAGGTCTCTTGCCTTCAAAACTTATTTAATATCTACCTTTTTAGGTGCTTTTTCTGCCGAATAAGGAATATCAATAGTGAGCAATCCTTTATCTAATTTAGCATTTAATTTACCTAAATCGAGTTTAGATGAAATTTTCCAAGCTAAATCAAATGAACGGCGAGCAATTCCTTTTTGTAGATATTTGTCAAGAGGAATATCTTGACTTACTTTTTCATGTTTAATTCTAAGTGTATCTCCATCTACTTGGATGTCGATATCTTCTTTGTTAAGACCTACTACTGCAAGTTCAAATCGTAAACCTTCTTCTGTTTCGTAAATATCAACTGGATGGTTGATTTTTTCTTTAAAAGTATTGAATGTACTGTTTGGTTCGAATAAATTTTTCCAAACAATGTCAAATGGATCATACGTCCAAGTGTTGTTCCAATTTAATTGTGTCATAATGTTCACTTTTGTGCTCCCCTAAGGTGAGCGGGTTAATTAATAATTCGTAACGTGAGACCTGTCAAGTATCTCGTATATAAATATTATTCCTTTGGAGGAAGATAATATATACTTTTAATATTTCTTTCGTCTATGAATTCTAATTTTAGAATTCCGTTCTCGTCAAACCAACCATGACCTGTTGCTCCTTTATTTTCAACAAATATTTCTTGAATATAGTTGGCGTTGTATATAAATGCAGAAGACGGTAATGTCATTTCACTAGCTAACGTATAGAAGTCAATTTTATCATCGTGTGATGTTTTACCACCTAAAGTAAAATAAATATTTTTTTCTTGTTCTTCACTATACGATGCTTGAATTTTAACTTCATCACTACCTAGTGCTTTTTTAGCTCTAATATAACGATCAGTTAGTTCTTTATCAATATCAAACGAGTAATCAAATGTAACTTGACTTTCATCTAATACCATCGTTTCAATAGGTATCATCCTTAGATCAGCAAGATGATAAGTCAAGTCATATTCATTATCTGCTATTAGTAATTTAGTAGTAACATTATTACGTGTTTCAGTATTCAATGCTATAAATTGATTTGTAATACTTACTAATTTAAGCAATTTATTTGTGTCGTATATTCCTAAAACACAATCATTAATTTCAAATTCAGGAGCTTCTACTACGCCACATAAATCCATTGTAGGTGAAGTAAATTGTATTTGTACTTTTTCATCTTTAATTATCCACTTTACTTTTTCATGTATTCCATTCAGGTAATACTTTTCAATAACTGAGAGTAGTAATTGTTTTTCCATAATTTAAATATAAGATTTATATTTTGCCTAAACAAATCGAAAATACTTATTTACTTTTTCATTTAATGAAGGAAATAACCATCCTAAATCTTCATAAATACTTTTAAATTTATTTAATAGAGTTGATTCAAATCCTTCCTCTCTATCAGCAAACTTATCAATTAATTCAACAATAAAATCCGGATCATTACCTGTAAATCCAATTACATCTACATTATATGGATTTGTTTTAAGTTGAATATATTTCATTTTATCGCCAGCAGTAAACAATGGGTATTGTTTATGTACTTTTTTAAATTTAAGTAAGTCGTTATAGTATATAGCTGCTTTAGTATTAATAGGACATTTTAATTTTAGTGTTGAGAATATTTCACCTGCTTTAGGAGCACGTTCAATATATGATTCAATTTGTTTTACTCCTGTAGGCTTAGCTATTTCTTCAATAGGCATTGTTTTAACATACTTTTTAAAATCAATTATTTTCTGGTCTATTTTGGTTTTAGGTTTACCAAACATAATATCTTTAAGTAATCCTTCACCAAATTCAGAATATAGAGGTGTCATATTTGATTTCATCAAATCAAGACCCATCATTATCATCTCATCAGCAGCAACACCTTCTTTGTTTACAATGTACATTGCATAACGACGTTTACCTGCGAAATAACCTCTTTCAATAACTACTTCTTGTTTTAATTCAAAGTAATAAGGACGTTCTTGAATATTAAAAGCATTTTGAGCAAAATCTCCGATAAATTTATTAGCAACTTCTTGTAATTCAACTGCTATTTCTAGTATTAATGGAATCACTTTATCCTTATCCGCTAAATCTAAATCTGGGTATCGATGTAATAGTAGGTCTTTGACATGGATAAATAGAGAATCTGTGTCGCTAGTTATAATATAGTCAGTCATAATTTATTTTTTCATTGCATCAAGTACATCATAAGGAGATACAGTATCTATTTTACTATTCGTTTGATGATGTGTATATAACTGGTTAATAATTTCTAGTATACGTTTCTTAGCTGCTTCTTCTATTATACTATATTCATCTGTATACTCTAATTCTATGTCTGGGGTTTTAATTTTGAGTTGCATATTTTAATTGTTTTTATATTTCCAAATAAACCCATTTGTTTGTTTAAATATTCCTCTACATACTTTAGATATAGTAGAAGCATTACTATTAGTACCGTCGGCAGCATGATTTATACTAGGCCATTCTTTAATTATATTTCCTTTTAAATCATACTGTAATACTGGTTTATATGCTCCTTCTTTTGGTTTACCTTTCAAAGATAAACTAAGTTTTTTGCCCATCTCCTCAGGTTTAGGTTTACCTATTCTAACTTTTCTCATCATGTCTCCAAATCCTTCAGGTTTAGGTTTACCTTTTAATGCTTCACTTTGTCGTTTTCTACTTTCCTCACTCCAAGACATTATTCGTGGTTTTGGTTTTGGTCTATTATTTTTTATTTTATTTATACTTTCTTGAGTATGGTTTTTAGGTCCACCTCCACCGTTATTTTTATTTATTAGATTGAAACCCCAGCTTTTAAATAAATCAATATAGAATGTTTCTAATTGTTTTTTATTATGTTCTTCAGCTTCATCTATTAATATCATTCTTACATTACCATACTTCTGTCTATGAAAATATTCTCTATGTTTAGGATTATTAGTGTATCCAATATAAATTGGTTGGTTATTTTTTTCTAAATAATATATGTGTATCATATTAATAAATATACGATAATTACATTAACTAGTCAACACTATTTTTTCTTATTACCGCATCCTTTAGGTGTATTCTGTAGTTCATTGTTTATATACTCATTCATATTTTTAATACTTTCCTGTAAGAGTCGCTGACCACTGAGCGTTATAGCTTTAGATATCATTTTATGACCATCAGTATAGCGCCAGCCATTAACAGCATAGCAACCATAAACGTCATTTAGTTTGATTTTATATGCATGTTGACGTCTGTTATAGAACTCACCTTTAACAGCATCACCTGATTTGTATGCTTTTTTCATTAAGTTTTTATACTCAACTCGCTTATTAAACCAATCAGTTAGTACTTCACATACTACTGATGATTTATCAGTTCTAAACATAGCACCAGATGCTGCTATCATCCATTTATTATCTTCAATTAAACCAATTAATGCACCTACTTTTACTTGTGCTTGTTGAGTTGAACGTTTTTCATCTAGTCGCTCAATAGTGATTATTTGTTCAGGATCCATTTGTTTTAGATCATTCAATGTCCAATTATTATCGTACTTATTTTTATTTATAATACGACCAATGAACGTTTCAATTCCTATATTAAGCGAACGAATAATAGATGGATATAGTGATGTGAAATCTAAATCAATAACCCACTCATATAACCCAGGTGTTGGATCTTTTAAATAACCACCTGCATATTCTTCTTCAAGCTGTTTAAGTGCAGGATTAGTAGTTGTAGGTTTATTAGGTGAAACTATACCTTGACGTTTTAGATAAGTCAATATAGCGCCATCGTTTAGTACAGTTGATAAATAGATCATTTCATAAGGTACATGACATAGATGACAAATTGCAACCGTTAGTTCAATAAATTTGAATTTCTTTTCTAATTCAATAATAATTTCTACGTCACGTAAGTTGTATTCAACATATTTATTTACATCTTCTTTGAACAATCTATCTAAACTACCTTCATAATCTACCTTACCTAAATTAACATATTTTACTCCTATATCGTTTAGTTTATATGATGGTTCTTGCTTCATACCGTACTTCTTATGAAGTAACATATAATCTAAATGATTAATACCTGCTATTTCAATTGGTTGAGATGTATCCCACTCAGTAAATTTAAACTTGCGGATTGGAGACAAACGAGCTGCTTCATCAGCTCCTAATACATTGTTTAGCCTATAATATAGATAGGGAACGTCAAAGAAACCACTATTCCATCCAGTAATAATAGTCGGGTCTACTGTTTCCCATAATTCAAGAAACAATAACAGTAATTCTTCTTCATTAGCACAAGGTACTACTTGTTTATTTTCTTCATTTATTGGTTGTAATTGATTTTTTTCATCTAATATTAAGCAATAATATTTCTTACCTGTAGCATCATACAATGAAATTGAAGTAATTTTCATTGGTGCTGATTTGATATATTCAGTAGTTAGAGCACCACCAATTTCACACTCAATATCAAAGTAAACTATGTTATGCCATTCAGGAGTATCATCACTGTCTTTGTACTTATTAATTAACACAGCAGTAAGCCGATCAATATCTGCTTCATACAAATGATTATCAGTCCATTTATATTTAGTAGTTAATTTAGCTCGCTTACCATCTAGTGTTTGGTATTGACCGTTATCGTCTATTTGAAAGCGGGGTACTGTATATTGAAATTCAGTCCATCCTTGATTATCATCACGTAGATGATAACTGTACGATTTATTGTCGTAGAATATTGCTTGATACATAACTTAAATATATAACCTTTATTTTGCCAAAAATTAAATTAATAATTGAGTACTGTTTTTACTAATGTAATGTAGTTATCAACTACTGTTTTAATACTACTAAACGGTATTGCTGATGATGTTAGACTACTTAATAATGTTGTCATAGCTAATATTTCACTAGATGAACCAGTAGCGTATAGAGTAGCACCTTGAACTTGAGTATTAGATACTGAGCTAGATATTACTGTGTCAAATACAGATCCCCAATTTGAATGACCTAATAATACGTAAACATCACATATTGATGGGTCAGTTGCTTGACCAAATGATTGACGATAGAAAGCATATGTTGTAAATCCATTTACTACAGATCCAGAATAGATACTTCCTGTAACTAAAAATCCTGCTCCGTCTGCTCCTATATTACCTGCTTTTTGGAACCCAATAGGTCCTGAACCGCTTCTAGCACCAATCATTGTTAATGGATGAAAAATTCCACTTTGAGTACCAGCTGGGTATGATCCTGTTGCTGGAGAATATCCTGAAGCTGCATAGTAGAAGTTAGTATCAGTTAATGTTGATGATTGAGAAGAATAATTTAATGAGGGTGTTGGTGTAGGTATTGAGTTACTTGATATATAGCTTGTATTACTGCGTAGCCAAGGTGCTGTAAAATTACCACCATCAAACATATCATTACCACCATCTGTTATAGAGTAAGCATTACCGCTATCTAAGAAATAAGTAAAGAAATTTGGATTTCTTAAACTGCCACTATTTGCTCTTAAATAAGAAATAATTGTATTTAATTGTGTATAAACAGATCCACTAATAGGAGCAGGTAATGATGAAGAAATTGACATTATAAAATTTCCACTATTAGTGTTATTTATTAAAGTAAAATTACCTAAATTATTTATATTTGATAAAGTTAGTGGCATCAAATATAAATATTCAATTCTATTTCTTCAGGAGTATAATTGTAGAAATGTTTATAACTATGTAAGAAAGCAACATCAGGTTGTTCTTCCATTGGGATACTCCATCCTGTTTTATCCCACCAATTACCTATATTTTTGGAATCATATTGAGCCCAATCTTCCCATACTCCACTAGTGTAACCATTAAACTGAAAAATAAAAGATAAAGTAGCATCACACCATTCAATTGGTCTGCTATCTAATGCTTTAACTTCATCCCAAGGAATATTATTTATGTTTTTGTAAATTTTAATAAATTTTTCTCTATTGAATATAGCACCTCCACACGCTCCATAACTTTCTAAAGAACCTAATTTACTCCAGTGGTTTCTAGAATGATCAATTATATTAAATTTATTTTTAAGATAACTATATAATTCAGGAGTATATAAAGGACCATTTGCTCCTGAAATATCAAACTGAGGAGGTTTAATTATTTGTCTTTTACACCATACATCGTCTTCATAGTGTAAAATCCAATCAACATCTTTTAAAACAGTAGTACATGCTTTATATATTCTTTCTAACCAATCTAATTGACCATTTTCTTTAATGAATACTCTTCCTGAATGGGGATTATTAATTCCGGTTTGTTCTAGGTGTTCATAATAACAATTAAATTTTTCTGCTACTTTTTCTAACATATTGCTCCCATCTTCATATAACATTACTGGAATATCAGGATAGATTTTTCTAAGTTGTTCTAAGGTTTTGTAGCATGCTACTAATTTATGTCCTGATTGATAAAATACTCCTAGTTTCATAGTATTATATCTTTTCTATTTATCCATTCTCCATCTTTATTTACAGGCCAGTAAACCCACTTATATGGTTTAGTAAATGATTTAAAATGTATTTGTAAGTTTGGAGTGTATTCTGTTAAATCAAACCTATATATTACTTCTTCTTTTTCATTTTCAACACCAATATAAATAAAGTTAAAATCTTCTGTTGGTGGAATACTTAAAGTTAAATTATATTCTCCTTCTACTATTAAGTCCCAATCAGAATCATCATTAACAGGTGGATTAATTCCTTTTAATGTATTTGGATGTAATCTTTTATTTTTAAAATTAATACCAGCGTATAATTCATAGTCGCGGTGAGTACGTACTGTACCTAAACCATATTCGTCTAAATCAATATTATTATCTTCTTCTTGTAACATATGACGTAAACGGCGTTTACTATCATTATCTATTTCCCACCATGGTTTTTCTACGTTATTAGCTGGGATAAAATCATCCCAATGTTTAGTTCTACCTTCACGAGTATATTCATGCCATATTACTGTTTTATGAGGATGAAATAAATCATATCCTAATGTGTATGATCTGATTGATAAACTAATTTCATCACCAGCAAAATAAATATTAGGATCGTATTTATATTCTTCACAGTGAATACCTAATGTAAAGAAAAAATGACCACTAACAAATCTAGCAGGAATAGGAGCAGTTAATGTTTCCCAATCAGGTATAGTATGAGGTCTGAATAGTATAGTACCGCCTGATGTAAAGTTAGAGGCAACCATTTTATATGGCTCTATATTCAATAATTCATTACTGAGAGGGCGATACATCCCAGCATACGAAGTAATAATAGGTTTAGGTGAATTAGTTAATTGCATCAT